TGAGCCTTTATTTCATCTTGATGACGTTGTAACCCAGCAACACCTTCTTTTTTTAATATATCTGCTTCTATTTGTTGTTGTTCAACCATTTTTGCAACTTCATCAGTAGTCATACCTACAGATTTAGCAAAAGCATCTTGAGCAAGTCTATTTCCTTTAAGATTTTTAAAATTTTCTCTAACTAATCGTTCTTGTTCTTTTGCTTGGGTAGTAACATCTCCAGTAAGTGCAGCATATCTTAATTTTTCTAAATTAAGATCTTTACCCGTTAATAATTCAGCTTCTATTTCATTAGAGATAGAATCTTCAAAATTTAATAATTGCATGGCTGAGTTATTAATATCATCCATTTCTCGTCCATAACGAGCAGCATTTGCTGCGGCTTCGGCTAATCCTTTTGTTCCTCCTTTTATATTAAAAGCAGTTGATGCTGAAACTTTAGAAATTTGATCTAATACTTTAGCATAAGGAACGGCTGTTTTATTTTGTTTGTTAAAATTACTAGTAACACCAGCCATGTCTTTGTCCATAGCGTTAAAATCTTGACCTAAAATCCTAGATCGTCTTACTAATTTTCCAGCTTGTTCATCGGATAAACCTAAATAATGAGTTAAATCCTGCATTAAAGCAGCATTTTCTTTATTATAAGTTAAATTAAATCCTACTGCTTCATTATATTTTTTTTGTCCTTCTAATAGTTCGTCTGGGAAATGGTATAAATCTTGACTTTTTTGAATAGTCATGTATGTTTCCTCAGCATTTTTACCTGCTATACCAAATGCTTTTCCTACGTTTGAAGCTCCTTTAGCAAAATCACTAACTAAACCAATTAAAGATTTAATAGTTTTATATAAGATAGTAAATACAACTAATGGATCTGAAAGAGCCATTGCTACACTTTTACCTAAAGATTTTAATCCTGCTAAACCTACTTTCATAGTTCCTACAAACCCTGCAGCTTTTTCACCATTGTTAGTTATTTGTATAGCTAAATTTCCCATTTGATCTTTAGCGTTTCTAATTTCTTCACCAAAGTCATCAAATCCTACTTTTTCTAAAAGACTACCTAAACCACCAATTAATTTACCTGTAATTCCTACAGCATTATGAACGCGTTGTTGGCGTTTATAAGTTTCGTTTAAAGATTTATTAAATTGATCTTGATAACCTACTTTTTCTTCTAATGCTTTAACTTCGTCTTGTGAAAATTTTAAAAGTTCTATTGCTTTTTCTAATTCTTTTCCTTGAAGTTTGTCACTATTTATTTGTTGTTCAAGATATTTAGCTTGATTTTTTAATCTATTAAATTCTAAATTTACTTTATTTTGTAAACCTTTTGTTTCTTTTAAACTACTACTAGCTAAATCATATTGAATATCAGAAAGATCGTCTGCATAATTAACAATTTTACTAAAACTTTTATACATAGATTTATAAATAAAATCTTGCTTATTAAGTTCTTTTCCTATATCGTTAAATCTTTCTCTTAAATCATTTAAACCCGTATTCGTCTCTAATTGAGTTTGACGAATACCTCTCATAGTTAATTCTAAACTTTTAGCAGCCGCATCTACATCTTTAAATTGTTTTACATATTCTCTAGCATCAGCAGTAATTTTTCCTTGACTGGATTTTAATGTTTTGTTAATTTCATCAATTAACTTTTGAATATTATCTAATGAAGCAGCCATTTAAAATATTTTTATTATAAATATTAAAAGGCATCATTTTTTTGATGCCTTTGTAGTATATACGGGATTTTGTTGTGTTTTTTGAGCCGCTAATTTATCTTTAGTAAATCCGGCGGTTTTCATTGCATTTATAGATTGATCAACACTATTTCCTTGTTGTTTATCTTTTTCATTATTATAATGTTCTAGTATTTTGTTAAAGGTAAATTTTCTTAACCATAACGGCATATCAAATATAGTATGCCAATCATATCCTCCTTTTCCGTAAAAAACTATTTCATGAATTTGACTATAAAGTAATGATCTATATTCCGCTGCTTCCTCAAGAGTTAGGGAAAAAAAAGTTAGCGCCAATCGGAATATCTGCTTCTTCTATACGACCGTCATATGTTTCTCGATCAAAAACTAATCGAATATCTGGTTGGATTTTAACAATGTAATCTCTAAGTGCTTTTGCATCTCTAGCTAATAACCCATTATCTACAAATTCACGAATATATTTTTTATCCGTTTCCCCCTCAACAGATGTAATTAAATATTTCATTCTTGTAGACATTTCGGGAAGATTATCTTTATTAATTTTAGCTAAACCTTTAATTTCATTATCGATTTTCTTCTCTAAACCATCCGTCATTAATTGAAATGTTACTTTAGTTCCTGAATGTGGTAAAGTAAAATTAAATTCATTTATTCCTTTAATAAATAAAGATTCGTCTATTTCTTTATTTTCTAATGTAGATAAATCTACAGTATATTCAGTTCCTAAATAATCAAAAGTATATTTACTTCCATATCCTAAAATACGAGCAGCTATTAATAAAGCATTTTTATCTCCTACAATTAAATCATCAGTATCGATATTACTAACAATAAGAGATTTTAATAATTTATCAATAACAACACCTTTTTGTATGTAAGATTGATTTGTAATAATATCTTCTTCACGAGCAGTCATGTATTTCATTTCTACTTTTCCAGATGATAAAGGATTGTTTTCGGGATATACTATACCTTTTGAAGGTAATTCCACCATTTCTGTGGGGAACTTAAATTTGTTTTCTTCCATAAATTAATTTTTAATAACAATTTGTTTATTATAAATATATAAAAATAAAGGAAGCTCGCAAAAAATGCGAGCTTTCTTGTATTTGTTTTATTATTTCTTAGAAGTTTAAGATACAATAGTCAGGTTGAACTGTCATTGTAATATTAACTGCTGTATTTTCTGTATCCCAGTTGTATTCACCAAAGTTTGCATCTACAATCAATGCACCTTTAATAATCCATTCTGATACAATATCACCTACAGGACCTAATACATCGAATGTTAAATCTTTCTTATAGAAGTCAGAATAACCATCGCGACCAGTTACTGATTCGTGGTGTAAACGTACCCATTCCATTACCGCTTGAGCGCCTGATGGAGTGATTGGGTCAAATAATGTAAATTGAATAGTTCCCCAAGTTGTTTTGCCTTTTACAAAACGTTGAACGTTAATGTGATTTAAAGCTACTGAACCTTGAGTTAACTGAACCGCACCTACTCCTTTGATTTCATAAGCTGGGATTCCATCAATATACATGATGAATCTATTCGCTTGTTTCGGTTCAAACGCGGTAAAAAATATTTCGTTTGGGTCTAATACTGCCATGTTTTTTTATTTATTTTCTTGTTATAAATATTAGTGAGTTATAAAAGGTAACTACCTTCCCTTAAGCAGGGAAAGTAGCACCAGTTGGTAAAATGTTGAAATCTAAGTAAATGAATTCTGCAGTTTTAGTTGGTTGGATATAAATCTGTCCGATTAATTGGTTTCTATCAATTACATCAGGAGTGTTATTTGAACTATCCATGATTACTTTAAATGCGTATAAACCTTGACGTTGTTGTACACTTTCTAAGTATGGGTTAACTTGGCTTAAGAATTGATTTCTTGTAGCAATTGTATTTTGTTCAAATACCAAGTTTTGAGCAACTTGAGAAATGTAAGATTTAAGAGCAATTAACAATCTACGAACATTTACTCTATCTAAAGCACTTGCTTTTGTTTGTAATGTTTTCTGACCGTATACTACAACACCTTGACCAGGGAATGTAGCGATTGGGTTAACTTTACCTGTATATAAATTGTCTCTTTGTGTTTGAGATAATTTTTGTTCAGCTCTAATTACTGTGCTTAAACCACCTCTGTTAATACCTGCTGGTGCGAACCAAGGTTCTGCAACTGTATCGTTATAAGCGTAAACACCACCAATCATTGTTGAAGCTGGTACCCATACATTTTGACCTGAATCTGGATCCATTGTTTGTACCCATGGCCAGTATGAAGCGGCATATGAAGTATTTCTAGAAGATGCTTGTGAAGTTGCGTCAGATACTGTTCTATCATAAACTGAAGTATCTAATACAAATAAACTATCACCTCTATTTTGTGTGTTGTTTATAATTGTAGTAACTTGAGATGTTTGTTTTTCATTGTATAAACCCGGAGCTAATAATACATTATATCTGTAATCATCAGAATTAGCCATTAAAGCAATTGCACCATTATAACTTGCACTTGGAATACCTTGAATATGGTTTGCATTAGTTCCTGCTACTATTTGGTTATAAAAAGCAGTTGAACCACTAGTAAATAAAGCACCGGTTGCACTAGCAAATGAACCACTATTATTTAATGGTAAAGAACCAGTATATTGAGGATCAGGAGAACCATTATTTAAGAAATAGTGAGGAGTTGGAGAAACTACTTGTTTTACTCTTACATAAGCACTTCTATTTGGATAAGAACCAGATACCTGAATTTGAGCATCTGTAGTACTATTATTCCAATTTAATGTGTAATCACCTATTACAGCTGCTACATAGTTTGGAGCAAATGGATCTAAAGATAAATTAGTCCATGTTTCTAATACTATTGGTTGGTTAGTAGTATCATCACCACGACGAATCAATAAATCAAAGGTTCCTTGAGAAATAGTTGAATTTAAAATTTGCCATCTGATATTATCAGCTGAACCTGAAGCTAATGAACCACTAGCGTCTAAACTAGAGCTACTATTCATAATAGTACCTTCAGATAAAGTTTCTAATATAAATGCTACTGTAGAAGTTGAACCACTAGTAACAATTGTAAGACCATTAGTAGCTGAAGCTGAACCAGAAGTAGAAGCAAATGAAAAAGTACCACTTACAACTCTAGTTACTAATAATGTTTCACCACCATTGTTAAAATAGTTAAACGCTGCGATGGATGTAAAATAAGTATAAACTTGACTTGCACTAGTAAATGTAGTACCAAATTTTTGTTGGTAATCACTATATGAAGTTACAAGCGTAGGTATTTCTACGGGACCTTTTACTGTAGGGCCTATAATAGCGGCACCTACGGTTATTGGATTCTGCGTGATGAATGATTGATCATTTTCTCTCGCTAATACACCAGGGGAAATTAATGTTTCTGCCATGTTTTAAATGAGTTTAGTTTGTTTTATTATAAATATTACAGAACTATTCAAAAAACTAATT